AGCAAATGAAGTTACTCAGACAGTAGCTCCTGATGCTACTGGTTGGGAACATAGAAAGAATTTTCTAGAAGTCCCAGAGCATGTAATGGGAATTAGTAAAGTATTCGGCGTGTCCTCAAACTTTGTTAGAAATAGTTTGTTTGGTATGACAAACCAGTATTTCTTGATGGACATGTTCTCGTTCTCCAATGGATTTAAAATGGGGAACTTTGATCTTACTAATTTCTATATGACTAAACAATATTTTGAAACTTTGGATCAAGTTATTAATACTGGCGCTTTTGTTCAGTACAGATTTACAAAGAGACAAGATAGACTTTATGTCGATATTGATGTCAATAGACTTAAGGAAGGAAATTGGTTACTAATTGATTGTTGGGGTGCTATAGATCCAGACACATTTACCCAAGTATATAATGATTCTTTTCTTAAGAGGTACACCACTGCTTTAATGAAAAGACAGTGGGGAGCAAACCTCATTAAATTCAACAATGTTCAACTTCCTGGTGGCGTCACCCTAAATGGTCGTCAGATCTGGGAGGATGGTAACCGTGAAGTTCAAGCACTTGAGTCAGAAATGCTGTCTAAGTATTCCCTTCCACCAATGGATATGATCGGATAAGATGCCTACTAGTCCTTACTTTCCCACTTACTACAGTGGTTTTTCTGGCGAGCAAAACCTCGTACAGGATCTCGTTGACGAGCAGATTCAACTGTTCGGATCGGATATCTATTACCTACCTAGAACCATCCTGAAAGACAATACTTTAGATGATATCATCTATTCAAAGTATCAAGAACAATTTCAGATTGAAATGCTTCTAGAGAATGTAACAGGTTTCGGAGAAACATCTGAATTTATCAGTAAGTTCGGTCTGCGTATTACAGATGAAGTAAAGTTTCGAGTCTCTACAAGACGTTGGGATGAAGAAGTAACTGATCATGCCCCCAACCTTACGTTAGATAATAGACCTAACGAGGGAGATCTTTTGTATTTCCCATTGACAAAAGATTTGTACGAGATCAAATTTGTAGAAAGAGAGCAACCTTTCTATCAGATGGGTAAACTTCAATTCTACACAATGACTGCTGAGATTTATGAGGTTGGCAGTGATAGCATTGAGACAGGTGTTGCTGAAATTGATGTAATCGAAACAACCCAGTCTAGTTCTATTAAATTGTTTATGGATCCTGGTGGCACAGGAGACTTCATTGTTGGAGAAGAGATTGTAGGTGACGAATTCCTTGCCAAGGCAACATCAACTATTAGTGGCGATGCTGTAGATGGTGTAGTAATGACAGATACTGGTTTGTATTACAATCAATCGCTGCCACCATCAGTTACATTCTCTGGAGGAGGAGGAAATGATGCTACGGGTACTGCAACAGTTAGCGCGAGTGGTCTTATTACTGGCATCGTTATCACTAATGGCGGTAGCGGGTACACATCTGCTCCTAGTATTACTATTGACTACTCACCTAAAGACAATAGAGCGGATGTCAAGTCCTGGGATAGCACCACCAGAGCTCTCGAAGTCATCAACAGAACAGGAACCTTTACAACGGCTGAACTAGTTACTGGTCTAACCTCAGGTGCTACTTGGAGTCCAGAGTCGTTTAATACTCTAAATAATACCAACAGCAACTACGATCAGAACTTCGAGATCGAAGAGGAAGCTGATGAGCTTATTGATTGGGGAGAGAAGAATCCCTTCGGTGAGTATGGCAACTTTATGGATTCATTCTAATGCTTGGTCAACATTTCTATAACGAAGCTATACGTAAAACGGTAGTTGGTTTCGGTACTTTATTTAATAACATTGAACTTAAAAAAGTAGATCCAAGTACAGGTGCTGTACTAGAGGTCGAAAAAGTTCCGCTTGCTTATGGACCCAAGCAAAAATTTCTAACACGTTTAGAGCAAAATCCAGATGTAGCAAACAAAGTTGCTATTACAATACCACGTCTCTATTTTGAGATGACTGCTATTACATATGATTCTGCTCGTAAGACAAGTCCTGTACAAAAATATAGGACTGTCATTGATGACAATGGTAAAGAAGTTAAGACCCAATACGTTCCAGTTCCTTATGACATGTCATTTGAATTAGGAATTATTGCTAAATCTCAAGATGATGGTTTACAAATTCTTGAACAAATTTTACCGTTTTTTCAACCCAACTTTAACATTGCTGTCAACATGGTTAAAGATATGGATGAGAGAAAAGATATTGCTATTGTACTAAACAATATTAATTATGAAGATGACTGGGATGATAGTTTCTTAGATCGTAGAAGTATTGTATGGACATTAAATTTTGTCGCTAAGTCTTATATTTACGGTCCTTATACTAACACAGGAATTATTCGTAAAGCTATTATTTACGAATCAGTTGGAGACCTTGCTGCTAGCAGAAGAAATGCTGCTTATAGTTATAGTCCTAAGGCATTGGAAGACAATAATAGTGATGGACAGATCACAACAGCTGATGACGAACTAGTTATCTCTACAGATGATTTTGGATTTAATGAAGGAATTGATATCTTATGACAAAATTTGAGGATAATATGGAAGATCTATTTGACATTGAAGTTACAACTACTGATATTGAACCATCCAAACCAGTACCACCAAAACCAGATAAGGACGACCAGACAAAAGATTATGAATACACTAGAGGGTCTCTATACTCACTCATAGATAAGGGCAGAGAGGCGCTAGACGGGGCGTTAGAGGTTGCTCAGGAGTCAGGGCACCCTAGAGCGTATGAAGTCGCTGTGAACGCCATGAAGCAGGTAGCAGACGCCACTGATAAACTCCTAGATCTACAGAAGAAAATGAAGGATCTCGAAGCACCCACAAAAAATTCTATTAATAGTAAAACCACAAACAATTTATTTGTTGGAAGCACAGCAGATCTACAGAAGATGCTTAAGCAAATAAATAAACAAGAAGAGTCTGAATAAATATGAAGTCTTTTAAAGAATTTAAGGATGACATCTCCGAAGGAGCAGCCTGGACTAAAAAATCAGGAAAGAAAAAGTCTGGCGGACTCAACGAAAAAGGAAGAAAGTCTTACGAAAAGGAAAATCCAGGATCTGACCTTAAAGCACCAAGCAAAAAGGTTGGAAATCCCAGGCGGGCATCCTTCTGTGCTCGAATGAAGGGGATGAAAGCAAAGTTGACTAGCAAGAAAACGTCACGGGATCCTGACAGCAGGATTAATAAATCATTACGTGCTTGGAATTGTTAGAATACTTGTTATAATTATTAGAAATACTTGTGACCGTAATGAGATTTAATTCGGATGACCTCGCTCGGTTAAAAAAAGCGTGTGAATTATACAAAGACTATACTGGATCAGAATACATGTGGGATCAGTATGAGCATTTGTTGACAAAACTGAAACAATACGAAAACGAATATTGTTTGACAGACTAGATAATAAAGTTGATATAATTTTATGAAGCCTTTGTTTGTTTTAATCGCTTCACTGTTCCTTGCTTTGCCAGCGTGGGCAGTAGATGTAAAAATGGGTGCTGGTGGAAACTTGGTATTTGAACCTAATGAGATTACAATCTCAGCAGGTGACACAGTTCACTTTATTAATGAAGCACTACCTCCACATAACATTATTGTAGAGGCACGTCCAGATCTTTCCAGAGAAGCACTATTGTTTGCTCCTGGAGAAACACAAGATGTTGTATTTGCTGATACAGGAGACTACGAGTTCTTCTGTGGTCCTCACCAGGGAGCAGGTATGACTGGTGTAATTCACGTAAATTGAGTTAATTAAATGAAAGTTGGAATGATAGGTCTTGGTCATATAGGCGAAGGTATGTCTCGCCGTATGATAAATGATGGGATTGAAGTTTGGGGATATGGTAGCAACTACGAAAAAGCAGAAGAACAATACGAAGCAGGATACATCAGTGGATGTGTGACTTCAATAAAGTACCTTGTTCGAGCAGTTAAATCTGATAGTAAGCAATTTACAAGTGCTGGGGTAATTCCTGGTATCTTTCAACTTGTTATTCCAGAACACACAGTAGATGATACGCTTGATGAGTTGCTACCATTACTTGATGAGGGAGACATTATTATTGATTACAGTAGTAATGATGTGATTAAATCTAATGAACTAGAAAAATATTGCTCCAAGTTGGGTATCTCATATATTTTTTCTGGTACATATGGAGCAAGTTATGCTATCAATGTTTGCTCCAAAATTTTCCAATCGCTTTCGCCAGGTAATGCCACACGAATTTGATTACGTCGAAGCACCTACAGAAGGTGAAGTTGACAAATGGGGATTTACTATTAAACCCTCTATTAGTGATGATGAATTAATTCTTCGATGTATTAAGAATGCACCTGAAGGATGTGATAAAAAACAAGCGATGAGATTAATTAAAATCTACGAGGACAAAATCAATGACGTTAGCTGATGTCTTACTATTTGGATCACTACCCTTTATATGTGCCACCGCATATTTCGGGTACAGAAAGGGTGAGAATGTCTACTATGAAAGTGACAAATATGACGGAAATGGAACAGCGCATTAAGATGAGACATGCTTTTGCCATGTCATCATTTGCTAGATTGTTTACACCAAATAGAATAACATATGATATGAGAATATTCTGTAAACAATGGTCTGAAGATATTGATGTACAGCCACCTTTAGGTGATTTGTATAAGGTAGATCGTTACTTCTTAGAACTATGGAAAGCATCGTCATCCCAATAGTTATTCTAATAATTTATTGTTTGTTTGGATTACTTCTATTCATCTTATCGGTTTTACAAGAATGATGTTACAGTTTGCTAGATTTTGTGGGACAGTACTGAACAATCCATACGGATTGGGGTTCCTTTCAACTATTTTAATCTTCGTTCCTATTATGGGAATGTGGGCAGTACATAAATACGGATGGGAACACTGGGAACCTTTTACGAGGAAACATAAATGAA